CCTCTCATCTTCATATGGTTCATTTAGTGTTAATCATAGAGATGGACTTGGTGTTCCTAAAAGAGGTGGAACGATATTAGAAGTGGGGAGGATGAGCCCAGATGTACAAAGAATAGTTACTTCTGGATCAATTGCTCAAAAGGAGGGATTATATAAGCAGCTCATGGATCCTGTTATGAGATCTATAGCACAAGAAAAAGCTCGGAATGCTGGAACCGCCACTCCTTCTCCACAACCTACTCAAGGGTCTAATGAGTCTGGTGGGTTTGACGGATTTGTCGGCAGAGTTGGTTCTACCGGAAAAAGTACTGGACCACATGTACATATTCAAGAATCCACTAGTAGTACTCTAACTGAGGCACAACTTAAAGAACTTGCAGGAAGATATGTAACTGTCTCTGGAAAGTCTTTAACTTCATACACCCAAGGAGACGGATTCGGAGCCGGAAGAAATCATGGAGGTCTAGATTTTCCAATAAAAGAAGGAGAACCAATTAGAATTACTGGGCAAGTTGTGGCCGCAGGACCCGGGGTCGGCGGAGGCGATTGTGGAAATGGGGTGGCATTCAAACCTCCTGAAGGCCCAGAATTACTTATTTGCCATATGCAGGATAGATCTATTCCTCCCAACCTCCCCGGCTTGACAAGTTCTGCATCGTCTGGTAAGGGAAGTCCGACGGTTTCTAGTGCTCCTTCAAACAAAGCACTTAACATCGAGACATCATTCAAAGGCGTACCAAGAGCTCTCCGTATCACTCCTGGACGTACCATCCTGTCATTCATCACTGACTACGATACTTGGTTGGATAATAACGGGCATAAGGGTGGGGATAATTCAACCGATCCTGGCATCTGGATCCCTAACAAATTTAGAAATTGGTTTATTAATGAGGCGGAGTTTTTATGGAAACAAGGGGATCTCAGGGTCAATCTTCAGGCTGCTAATCCGTGGGGTAATGCGGTCATCTCCGCACCAAAATTCTCTGAGTATTTGAGCGGGCAGAAAAAAGCTGGGGAGTTTGAAAAGACAAATGACTATTATGGATATATTCGCTCAGTGGGCGATTTATGTTTCCCTGTAAAAAATGCCAAAGGAGAATTAACCTCCTCATGTAAAGAACTCTGCAAAGAAGCCCAAGAGTTCTATAAGAAGTACGGATCTGGTTCTGATGGCCAAGAATCAGGAGATCCTGAAGGATCATTCCCTGCTGCAAATTGTAGAACCGGAGATGCCACAAAAGATGCTATTATAAACGCGTTATATTCCGCGGGCATGAAGACTCCGAATGCTTTCGCCGGAGTGCTGGGTAATATGCAAAAGGAGAGTGGGATAAACTTTGATGTCCATAATGGTCCTAGGCCGGGGAGCGGGTGTAGCAATACTCCGTCTAATGTCCTTGGAAGCGTGGGATATGGACTGGTTCAGTGGTGTGGGAGCAGAGCGGATGATCTAGCGAACAGATACAAATGTGGAAGGAATTGTTCTCTTAACCAGCAATTAGCATTTTTAAAATCTGAGTTAGAAGCAGGATATAAGGGAATGATATCTCAGATGAACTCTGCCAAGTCTGCCGGAGATGCTGCTATTATTTTTCGAAGAGAATTTGAAAGACCAAGCGCAGCAGATAGTCAAGATAGAAGGGACGCGGCTGAGGCTATAGTAAAACAAATTAACTGTGCCCGATGATACCTAAAGTTATCGCTAGTGGGATCATGGCAGCGGTATTGAACTCTGCCAAAAAAGAACTCCTTGAGACCGCCAAGGCTCAAATCATCAAGTCCCAACAAGAGGCTCTGAGGAAAGACCTCCTCGCCAAAGTGGCAACTCAGTATGCCAGAGAGGCTGAGTATAACTTTAGTCAGTACATCAGAGCCCTTGAGGCAGCTGAAGTAGAGGTCAGTTTTGAAGGGAAACCCGGAGAGGCTCTAATCAATAAAGCCGAGTCGGCTGTCAACGAATTAGAAAACTATCTCGATAAGCAAAATCCAGATGGAGCGGTAATCCAATTCCTTAAAAAACGGTATAATGAGGAGGGGATTAGGATCATTACCGGGAGACTATATGCGGGCCACCTTGTCAATAAGAGATCCCAAGGCATCTATGAGGTGGCGAATAAGATGGGATATGCCGCTAATGTAGATAGAAGAAAACCCTGGTTGTCTGGAGAGAAGACAACTCAGGGCATTGAAGAGATGATTACAAATGCTGCTCAAGAGATCTTTGAGTTAACATTTGACGACTTAGATCTAAGCTCCGATGTAGCATTATTAAAATTTACACCTGGGGGCATGGGATTTAAACCACCTCAGAAGATGTCAAACAAACCGCCCGCCAAGGCGAAATCGAGTAAGAAGAAAAAGAAAAAGTAATTAATCTCCATAGTATTTAGCACCCTTCTTAAGGTTTTCGGTAGCACTAAGGGCTTGGAGTCTCGCATTGATGGCGTGGTAATCAAACCAACTCTCGGCAAGGGACGTATCTTTGAAGTAGCACTTAGTCCCTCTGCAATACACGTCTATCCTTTCCAAATCCACCCTCTCCTCCCTACACCACTCCTCGACTAAGTTCTTGAAAGGGTAGGAATGGTCGATATGAAATTCTCCAGAGTTGATAAAAGCCCCGCTCATTGGACACCGCAATGGCTTCCGTTTGAGTTGGCGATTGACACTTAGCCTAAACGTTTTAATCTGAGGTTCAATTATTTGCCTCATGGCGGTGAGAGCATCCTTCTTATTCTGTTTGTACTCTGGAATTGGCTTCACCCTGGGGAACAACTCATCAGTGACTTTCCCCTTCCCCAACCAAATCTCCCTCTTTGATCGAGAAGTCACCATAACAACTCCTCTTACCGCCTTGCCCTGGAACTTCTTATTCCTTATTTTATATTTAACTTCCCCCCGGTCTTTAATCACCTTCCACTTAGGTATCAACTCGATAACACTATCTAGGAAGTCCCTATCTCCGTCCTTCACGAAGTAGTTGCATTCTGTTCCGTTGACGACTTCTGTCCATTTCTTTTCGAAGCCTCCTTTCGTGTACTCGTTACCTTGGATGGATATGATGCGTCGCATAAAATAAATTCAATAAGTTGCTCGGAGTATTTCTTGATATCTTCCGCATTTTTTAAATGTGGGTTTTTGCGGACTAGGGTGGAGACTGATCTCTTCTTAACCAGATAGTCCATGAGAAAAGTCTCATCGGCAGGATCGAGATCAGTGATCTTATGGAGAAGGTCGCGATGAGAGAGCATAAAATCCCCCATGGTCATTTCTGACTCATATTCGGGTTCGATGATGTTGCAATATTCGGTAACCGGAGAGAAACTCATAGCGAAAGCTTGGCGAACTGCTCGGACTTTTTTTACAGAGACTTGAATCTTTTCTGCAATCTGCTCATCAGAGATGTCTGGGTCGGTAGTGGTATACTTACGGATCTTGAGATAGAGATCGGAATAAGAGCGGGGAATCTTAACTAATCTGGAGTTGTCTCGCAGATAGTTCAGCATATGAAACTGAAGACACCTATTCACCCAGGTGGAGAAGTTGGCACCTTTACTCTGATCCCAAGAGTCGTAGATCTTTACAATATACTCAAGGGCTGCATCACGCAGCTCTTCATATGGCAGCCCTGTAAACGATGAAATTTTTCTGGCAACCTGAGAAGCCTTCCACATTTGTGATATAATTTGCTCATCGCGCTCAGACTGCCTTCTACGGCGCTGCTTCTTTTCGGGTTCCATACTCATGCTTTCTCTATGGCTCCGATAATAAAATCTTTGAGTTGGGACTTAGCCAAAATCCCGTCTGTATTCAATCCGAGTAGGTTTGCTTCTTCGCCAAACACAGCGAAGTTAGGTGTCCCATCACACTCAATCTGGTCACAAAATGCCCAGTCATCGGTGGTCACATCCCACTCACCAAATCCGATGGCATAATGAGGATACTCCTCTGAGAGTTCATTTGCTGCTTCCGCCCAGACTGGCTTCATTGCGTTACACGCAGCGCATCCAGGTTGGTGAAAGAAAACAACTCTATTTTTAAATTGTTGTTGATCTGACATAGTTAAGTTTTGTAAACTTGCAAGTTAACAGAGTGTATTATACCATACAATATCTTTAGACATTTTTGTTTAAAGGTTCATATAGTTTGGTTTATATGGAAAAGAATACTAAATATAATTATACTTATATAGTTTGGGAGGAAGGGTGGCCAATAATTCCCGGTAGTAGAGTTTATATAGGTTCTCGTGGATGTAATATTTCCATAGAAAAAGACTACAAATACATGGGTTCCTTTAAAGATAAAACGTTTAAACCCAAATATAAGAAAGTATTAAAAACTTTTCAAAATAGATTGGAAGCATATGAGCATGAAGTTTATTTACATGAAAAATTTAATGTTGATAAAAATCCGTATTTCGCAAATAAGTCAAAACAATTAATATCTGGATTTAGTAGGGCGGGGGCTAGAGACTCAGAGGAGACTAAAAGCAAAAAGAAAAAAGCTATAAGAGACTATTATCTTAATAACCCTAGTGCTAGAACAGAGATGGGTGAAATAACAAGAGGAAAAAAGTGGTTTACCAATGGTTTTGACGATGTAAGAAGTTTTTATTGTCCAGATGGATTTAAACCGGGTAGAAGTAAAACTGGTTCTCCGATGAAAGGAAAGAAACATACTGAAAAAACTAAGCAAAAACTTAGAGAGATCGGATTTAATAGGAAACAATCTCAAGAAACAAAGGAAAAAATAAGAATGGCTAATTCAGGGAGAAAACATTCTGTAGAAACTAAAAGAAAAATAAGTGAAGGGAGGCTGGGTAAAAATAATCCTGCTTATGGGAGCAAATGGTTCACCAATGGAGTTGATAATATTCGTGCTTTTGAGTGCCCAATAGGATATAGACATGGTAGAACTATTAAAAAATCATAAGTATCTGGTTGATGAATGGTAAGAACTAGATGAGTTCTTAACTCCTATTTTTCCAATTTCACTACTTGTTCTTCTACTTCCTCCTCTATAAAAGGGGTCATGTACAAGAACTGGTAATTGTCCACGATTTCCCCCATGTACAGTTCCACCGCCCATTAGTTCATCTCTATATACTGTTAAACCATATACCACTGAATCCACCCAATCATCATGTTTAATAAACGGAAACGAAGTCAATTCTGAAAGTCGTTCTTGAAGGTTCGGAAGGTTTTCATAGAGTGATAAGATTCCTGTTTCAACTAAAGGAGCAACGGCATTAGCCCTAAGCACTTTATCCTTATTGGGGACTAATTCTTTAATTGAAATATTAGTCGTTCTACGTAGAGTTTGAATAAGCGGCATCCCGGCTGCTCTTCCCTCAATATATACAGCCCTAATTTTCCATTGTTTAATTAATTGCGGAAGAAGTTTTTCCATTTCTGGAAATTCCATTCTTTCAAGAATATAATGGATTAAATGGAGCTTATTTTCCCGTTTATCAAATCCCCAGATACATATTGCAGTATAATCATTTGTTCTTTCAGCTTTATAAGCCGGATCAATTGTGGCGTAGATATAAGAGTATTTAGTCTTATTCTTCCCATGGTACTCAAACCAGTGCTCCTTGAAGATAGCGCCCTGCTCACCAGCAGGTCGGCCTTGATACAAGGAGTTAAAGTCCTTATCCCCGATGGATTTTTTAATCGCTTCAAGGTTCTCAACTGGAAAAAACTCTGGCCAATGAGACTGTCCTAACTTCCTCCCCAACACATCGTTCTCCTCATCGATGCATAGAGCGGGGACATTAAGTTCTTTCCAGCCGTCAGGGTCAGCCTTGAGCAACCGGCCAATCACATCATCGACATGGAACCTAGTACCCATGGAAATGATTGCATGGTTGGGAAGGCCACGAGTTAGGAACTGTGCCTGTGTCCAGGCAAATGTACTCTCCATAACAGTCAATGAGTTACCATCAGCTAAAAGGTCGTCTAGGATCCCAACGCCTGGCAACTCTTCATCACTAATAACACCAAAACCAAAACCGGTAACGTTACCACCGGCAGATGCAATCTTAATCAGTCCACCATTGCCATTACGGATGGCACTTAGGTTGCACTTATCTTTGTCTATCTCGCATTCAGGGAAGAGCCATTTCCAGCTCTCATGGGAGATATATTCAATCACCGCCCTCGAGTTTTCATTTGTAAGCTGGAGAGCATAAGAACTCATGATGAATTGAGCTGTTGGGCTCCGGCCCATTTGCCAAGATGGGAATACCTTGGAGATAAGTAGTGACTTTCCTGTACGAGGAGGGAGGGAGATTGCGCTTTGCTTATATCCCTTCTCCCCATCCCCAATCTTCTGAAGGAAATGACCAATCACCTCATGGACTTTAAATGGTTGGAACTTGCCAGCAATGGGTACCTCAGAGGTTATAAACCGAGCATATGTTAAAAAGTCTGTCCGGCACTTCAGTCTAAGAAGTTCCTGCTTATCAGGCGGGGAAAGAGAGGCGATGTTTGCCTCCATTTCTTTAACAGTCTGCCTTTCCTTCTTTACTTCTGCCTTGTTCATAGTTAATTTGGTCTAGGATGGATGAGATTTCTTGCTGGGAGGATGGGGATAGGTCCGAGGATGGGAGGTCGAAGTATTTAGTGGGTAAAGAATTTCCTAGTAGAGACGAGGGTTCTGGAGGCTCTGGAGAGTTGATCTTTGATGCCAATGAGTCTTTGAGGACTTTGTCTTTGTCATTCTTAGTCTTACACCCATCGAAGTTGATTGGCACATCTGGGTTGAAGAGACCGAGGACAACGTCTGCCATCTCTAGTAGACCTTCACCAGGGCGGAGTTGTTTCCATTCTTTATGAGCGGGTTTGAGCGCTTTATTGATGGTAGTGGTGGCTTCTTTTTGAGATTTTCTACTAAGTTTAGGAATTTGCTTAATATTTTTCTTTGTAAGCGTGATTGCCGGGGTTGGTATTACACCGATCCTAGGACCATCCTTTGCCCCATCGAGTCTCCTCACATAACGATAGAGATCCAAGATCGCCTCGGCATGTTCTGTCATGTCCTTCATTGCCAAGGGGAAATAGGAGAATGATGATGAGAAGAACTTTCTCATGGTACGATATTGAGCGTCTAGAAGTTTCCGTTCAATAGACTCAACTTTAGAGATATTGTTATCAGCTTGTTTAAGGGCCTTTTCAACCGCTTCTAACGAGTAAACAAGTTCTGAGAAAAACTCAGGAAAGTCAGCATTCTTAGCTCCTTCCATTCTATCAGCAAGATCTCTTAATCTGCTCACTGCTTGGAGGATCTTGGTCAAGTCAAATGGATTCTTAACACACAACTCCGAGCCTATCTCAGTGGGGAGAAAGTCAGTGATAGGGTTATCATTGTTTTTTGTTGGGTCGCCGCTTGGTGAGTAGGAACTATGCCCGCTCTTTAAAACATTCCCACAAGGATCTAGGAGTCTATTCCCATCGGAGTCGACGCCATGTTCCGTCTTACGGCATTTAGGATCACAAGGACAATCTAGCCCTCCTCCACCAAATAACCCACCAAGACCCGGTATTCCACCAAGAATTGATGCCACTGGGTTAATGCCCGTCAGTGCCGAGAAGGCACTCAGTCCTAGTCCTGCAGGACCAAGGAACGATGTAAACTGTCCACCCAAACCGACCAGCTGGAGCGCTGATGTAGCCAACTGAGGTACACCTTGTAACCCACCAAGATTAGGAACGCCAGGCAAATTGGCAAAGTTGGCAGCCATTTGTGCTATCTCACCAAAATCTCCTCCAGATAACTTGTTGATAATATCCCCAGAGAGGATACTATCTAATCCTCCAATCCCACCAGCGGTAGAAATGATCTGGTTGATGGAATCGGGGAGGGATAGGTCCAAGGCTCCCACTGCACTTCCAATGATATTATTGATGGAAAGGGGCTGGCCATTAAGGATATCTTTACCAAGATCCCACACCGGGGAGACGAATTGCGCCACCTCTGGAGGGAGTTGGGATAGGCCGAGCATAGCGGCACTGTCAATAGCCCCGAGTGCTCCACCCGCCATATATGCCGAGTATACACCCGCCACCTGAGATGGCAGACCGTTAAATGCCTGGTTAAGGGAGTTTTTGCCAATGAGCTGGAGGGCTTGGTCTAGAGTGTTGTTTTGGATTCCACGGGCTAAGACATCCCCCGCCCCACCTGCGGTGCGTAGGATGGCTGCCAAATCATCATCGATGACTCCACCACGGTTGATGGCTGAGACAATTTGGGAAGTGATGGCATCAATAGACTGATTGGAGTTGTTGGCAATGGTAATCTTAGCGAGATTACTGAGCATATCCGCCCCGTCAAATTTACCAGGGAGTGCGTTTGCTGCCATCATTGCTGCCTTAAGAGCAGGATCAGATGCAATAGGAGCCACTGCCTTCCCGGCTGCTTCTAAAACCGCCTTTCCCGCCTTGCCCACAAAATCTTGGGAAGATGGCGAGGCATACTGAGTCAATGCTGCTATTGCTTTTTTTGATTCAAGAAAATCTTTCCTTGACATTGGCTTCTCGCCGCCATAGAACTGCACAGGCCTCCGAGTACCGGGATGGACCCACTTCATCTGGCCTTGATAACGGAGGCAAATAGCCAGCTCCGAGTTATCACCAGGGTCGATAACGGCCTCCATCCCGTGGTTCTTCTCAGTGCAAGAAGGGAGAGTAGTACGGAATACTAATGGCGGAGCGGATACAGGCAGCCATGAAAAGTTCCCATTTTCATCCCTCCGGCACATCAGCATCGTCGACCGGAACTTTCTATCCTCGGTAAACTCGCGGATCTCTCCCTCAAGCGCCTGGGAACATTTGGGCATTCCAGATGCCTTAGAGAGATTGGTAGTTGTAGGAGACTCTACAACTCCAGGATCAAACCCCTTCTCCACCATCTTGCCATGGGTAAGGGACTTCCAGGCATAGACAGGATCCCCGCCCTCTTGGGTGTTATTGCGACGGAGGCAGATGACTACATCTTGGTTTATTTCATTCTCGAGTAGGTAAATCCGCCCTGCATTATCCTCGTTGCATCTCATACCGGGGTCAGAGGCAGCATTCCCCGCTTCCATCTGCTCGCCGAGGACTGTGAGTTGGATCGGGGTCCCTACTCCAGTACCCCTGGGATCTTTGTTAAAAATCTGACTGACAAAGGCATCGTTAGTATTCCCACCAGCCTTGGTAATGAGACAGGGGGAGCCTATATATTGTGAACTTAGTTGGCCTTTATGACTACCCTGGACATACATCCAATCCGATGTCATTCCAGAATAAAGGGCTTTCACTCTCCCGAGTCTTTTAGGATCAGATACAGAAATAATTGTTCCTATTTCATTAAAAGGATCCCCAAACGGCCCCCCGAGAGTTTCAGAGTTACGTTCAGTTAGTTCTTTTAAACTTTGGAGCTCGTCAAAAAATCCCATGGGTGATTAACTTTTTAATTCATGAATCCGATATCCGTCGGAGAAAATAGAGGTAGAGAAGGAAGTACTAATGGGATAAGTCCTTCTGGAATATCAAACCATTTTAATAAAGTTCCATAGTATTGCTCTATGGAATAATTTGGTATAAATCTACCTAAATTAGAAATGTCCTTACTCCCCCCTAAAGTATAATCTGGTTCTGGACCATACATCCCTCCATTAACTGCCCCTCCTAATACAAAACTATGACCCGACCAAGCGTGATCCGTTCCGTAGGTACCATTTGATCTAAAAGTTCTAGCAAATTCACTCTCCGTAAAAATGGTAACCTTATCACCTAATCCCATTAATATCGTTGCATCTCTCAAGGCTTTAATACAAATATCCAAAGATCTCAAAAGACCATCATGGTGATATCTTAGATTATTATGATTATCCCATCCCCCTACTCCGGAGTAGATCATTTGCCTTCTTTGATTAAATCCGACTCCATCTAAGTTGCCTCTAGAGTAGATAATTTTTGCAATATCTTTTACTCTAAAAAGAAAATAAGAGTTCGGAAGACTTCTAGTATAAGGGGAATTAGGATCCACTGGATTGGGTACTATTACCGTCGTATTAATAATTTCTTGATATGCGTTAGTAAATATAGCTTCTAGTTGAGTCCCAATACCCCCATCATTAGCATCCCATCCGGCACCATTAGTATTTACATCATTCTGGGAGATAACTGAATTTCTAAAAATTTTGGAAAACGCGTTATATATTTTATTTGGGGGGAGAATCGGATATCCTACTGGTGACATTTCCGGTGTATCTTTATGATAAAAATTATCCCTACCAGCGATATACATTAGATTATTTGCCCCCCTATTACTACCAGAGGAGATGGTAAGCGCCGGATACATGACGCTAACTTTTGGAGAATAAGCAAAAGTCTGAGGATTAGCCCCACTTACTGAAAGTACTCCTGAGCCAATTCTAGAATCAGAATTGAAAAAGCCATCTATAAGATTTGATGTTCTACCAAACCATCCAGTTACTTTTGCCTCCCTAAATGGAAGAGCGGTTTGCCAAGTTAACTGTTGAATATTATGGGCGAAAAGACGATCTGGTCTATATAACCCGTTAGTATTATCTACATATTGCTGTTTAGTGGTTGGTCTATTTAAAACCCCCACATCTCTGATTATGGCAAGATTTCCATTTTGCCATTCATTATAAAATCCGGGCAGTTGGGGATGGAGCCCCCATGGCGGAGTAGTAGAGAGTAAAGAGTTCTCTAGTTCTTCATTTTCTATTCTTACTCCAGATGCCCGGGCTAGGTCATAAAGAGATCTATTTGGGTTGGTAGAACCATAAGGAACCACCATGTTATGTGAGTCCGCAGCCCCTAATAAAAAGATACAAACTAGACATTTGTAATCATCTGGGCTCTCTAAAGAGGCTTGAGATAATAACGTTCTGGTATTATCTGAGATATAATCACTTGGTAGTTGATTTGACATGTTATTGTACCCAAAATTCTGGAGATCTGATAATTAATTGGAGTGCCAAGCAAACTCTGTTATCTAAGTCATCTTGAGATGAACTTGGCATACTCTCCATGATATTTTTTAGTATTTCTATTTTTTGGTTACTTAAAGTTCCTCTACATAGAATAAGATTAAGTATATTTATAACATTATCCAGATCCTCTAAGTTTCCTATAATAGACTGGAATGAGGGGGTATAGACTCTACCAGTTCCCGATGGCCCTGCCCTCCAATCTATGGGGTCCCCGCTATTAATCATGTCTTCAAGGGCTCCTATAGCATTCATTAATATATTCGCTGGTAAAGATCCTATCTCAGGTAATAAAATCCCCCAGTCTAAAGCTGGAGTGATGCTATAGTCAAGTCCATAATAACTAAATACCGAAGGGCTGCTATATGGCCAAGATCCTAATCTTGCAGATTCATTATCAGCTAAGTATCCTTCAGCGGGATTTTGTAAAACTCCATCTATGTAAATTTTTGCACTATCATCATCTCCAGTGTATCTACTTGATCCTCCCAATGCTCTTGTGTATTTACAAAAAGCTTCAAATCCGTCAATAACTCTACCTTTAGTTTCTGATGAATTAACGTCTAAATTAGCCTCTGGATCAGTAAATATTGCTATCCATACGGCGCTCATATCCCCAGTAACTCCCTTTCCATTGTTCCTAAATACTGAAGTAACTCTAGAAACATAACCCTTTGAAGGATTGGATGTGACCGCTAATTTAATTAAATTTTTGCAGATATTCGGAGCACAATTTGGATGATTAGTCAGTCCTTCAACCATTAAACGTATATTTGTTTCAGGGTCAGTTCCTTCTGGAATTACTATACCTACGTTGGGAAATCTTTTTTCTCCGTCTTCGTACCAAGGAAGAAAATGCTTTAGCCTTGGTATTACACCTAATGGATAAATTCTTTTTTCCTCTACTTCCCCGCTTCCTGAGCTATAATCACCATCTTTATTAGCAATAAACTCTAATCCGGTCGTGTTACCACTAGAACCAAATTTGGTAAAGTCCGTATTTCCAGTCGAATATATACGATAAGTTTTTCCTTTTTTAATACGGATAGCCGGTTTAGCTATTCCATATACTATCTGATTATCAGTAAGGAAAGAAGTTCTTGATATTCCTTCGAGTCCGACCCCTCCACCTCTCATTGTGGCATCATAAGATATATTATAGTATTCAGCATCGGGCCTATCCCATCTCGTGAGCCCCGTGAATACTTTTGAAGCTTCTAAGATGTCATATTGGTCATAAGTCTCTATTTTATCTCCATTATTATCTAATTTATAAGTTCCATCATCATTCAATTCATATAGCCCTATACTAAATAATTGCATAATTTCACGGCCAAAGTTCTCATCGGGTTGCCTTCCTGTTTCATCGGATCTCTGATTTCTTAAATGTGTTAACATTAGCGCCATGCTAAAACTATATGCCACTTCTTCTAAAAGGTCTGCATAATTACCAAATGCATGTCTTGCTAAAACCCCGTGCCAATTCACAATTGCATAAGTATCCGCCTCGTTGCCTGGGAAACCACCTCCAGGGGCTGAAACTGGAATTAATTTATTAAGTATCCATACAATCTTACATAGTAATGATTTTCTAGAATCTTTCCTAGAATTACTATTTGGATCTAATGATCCGATATCTCCGACTGGGGGATCATTTCTTATAAATGCTGATAAGAGAGAGGCTCTTGTATTAAAATTACCGGGATAAGTGACATTAAGAGTTGAAAACTCATAGTCATCCGGCATTTTAAAATGGAGTGCAACTTTACCAAACCAACCGGTTTTTAACTCGAGTGAATCCCCAGTTGCATTCCATTCACTATACGTTGAACCATCATACGATCCGTATATCTGGTCAAGCATCCACTTTCTTTTGCTTCCGATCTCAACCAAATTTCTTATTTCGTGTATAGAGGGACCGAGTGTAGTATTACTTAAAAAAATAGCAGCTTCTTTTTCTGTTTTAATACCATCCGTATTTATAGATAATGGATCGTTGTAACTGGAACTTCCTCCAGAGAGAGATATCACCGAATCATTTATTAACCAAGTACTACCATTATTTGTAACCAGTATATGCCCTTTATTACCATCAGTAATACCTGGGGGAGTCCCTGGAATCCAAGAATTACCGTTCCAATTTAATACCTGCCCTGGTTGGGGGATTGAGGTAGAGGTATCTACATCTGATAATAAATTTATTGGAGTATTAGAAAAAACATAATTTTTTATTTTATCTGCGGTAAAGTTTTTTGTAGTCCCTGCGTTTAAACCCACCGAGCCTTTATCTACAACAAGTAATAGATCATTATCTTTTAAAACTTCTAATGAGTTTAATTCAGATATTTTAATTGGATAAGAATTTTCCATAAAACATAGATACTTTTAAAATGTTTTCTTATTTATACTTTCATCTATTTCATTCATAGACTATCGGATTGCCTTCTTCGGTTACAAGATAGCCACTACTATTTTCAAGAGCGAGATAATTTATATCGGTTACGGCCACTTGTACTATTTTTGGTTCAAAAAATCCGTCACCAACCATCCATAAATCAGCGGATAAATACGCGTATTGAACTCTTTTATTTAAATTATCTGGTAGCCAATTATCTGTAATATACTTTACTCTGTTCCAAGATTTTCCGTTTCTATTATAGTAAAAAGGAACTCTAAAGAAAACATTTTTAGAATCTTCAGGCGTAGTTACTTTACTAATATCAGCTATTAGTTGATTTGGATAATTTCTAATTTTTAAATCTTGAACTTCACCAATTTGAAGTAGATCTGTTTTATATGGCACGAGAATAGGGGAATTTATTTCCACATCTCTTAATCCACTTCTTGGCCTTAAGACATTATTTTTAGAGTTTACTATCTCTAACTCTAGGGGGGTATGAGATTTTAAATTAAATACTGAAGAAAGAAACATACTAGAGAGTAAACTTCCTTTGGACTCAATAAGTCCATTCCAGTTTTTCTTATCAACTTTTGGAGTATCTGTTTCTGAAAGATTTACTACATCTTCGGTGGGATGGGAGACATATTTAAATACTTTATTAGAAATAATAGCTTTATTTTTCTTTTCTGTATCAATAAAATTGATTCTAATATCCTCTATTTCATCATATTTTATTTTTGTTGTATTACCAACATCACCTCCCCACTGAAGTACTGTCTGCCAATCATCCACGGAATCCCACTTGTTTGAATCTAATTCTTCTACCCATACTCGAGAAGACTCAAATGGAAACTTTGATAACACTTCGCCTTTTGGAGTTAAAACTTTACCAACCCCAGGGACGTCAGTTTTTAATTCCCTATCATACCATCCAAAGGAATTTTTTATAAGAGTTATCTTGATTCTTCTATCCCACCTTGTATCCCATAAAGGACCTGTAAGTCCTACATGCTGGGCTAACCAATCCAGAGTTAATGGTGAGCAGGTTTCTGGGTCTAGATAGTCTCTATAAAAAGATCCAATCTGATCCTTTTTCTTAGAAAGAAAATCATCCGCTCCACTCGTCACCCATTGAGCAGGAGATTCTATCTCAGAGAATAGCGGATCAGTACGATATGCCTCTGAGATACCAGGTAGGCGGGAGTATACCGGGCGCGAGATAGATGTCTTTTGGTAGTCAAGTACCCCTCTCTTGAGGGAACTTTCAGTTACCTGAATAATCTTTCCGAAAAGATCTTTTACTCTATCATAGATGGTAGAAATAAAACTAAAGTTAGTATGTATTCTCGCTTCTCTATATAACCACTCATCTTCAATAATGGCGGAGCACTGTTCAAACCACTTCTGGGGGAGAGTGGAGAACAGAGATAAAGCCTGATTCTTAACCTCCTCCCTCACTCCGTCTTCATATAGGATATTGTTAAGGCCTCCTTCAGGTTTCTTAGGATATACAAAGATGATGAATGACGAGATAAATCTATCTTTTCTATTTTCCAGGCCAATAAGACTTAGCTTTGGGGGATTGTTAACGGATGTTAGTCTCTCATCAATGACTCTTATGGCAGTATCAATAAAATCCTCAGAGAAATAATACTTTGGTGGAAGATAAATCTTTGTATACTTAGAGGCAAGGGATGTGATGCTTAGTGTAACTGCTTCGGAGTTATTAAACCCTACTGCCTTCCCACGTAAGACTGTGTGGAGGGAGATCTCCTCTGTACCATTTTTATAATAGATGAGTGGTAGGCCGGAGTCATAGGTATTCATCGACTCATACTTCCATTTCTTATTTCTTACATGAGATAACTTACCGATCAGACACTTTCCAGGGTTACAAAGATCATCCGTCCCTTCTCCATCCTTGCAGGTAAGTCCTTCTCTGGAACAACTTTCCATCCCACCATGCTCTGTCCCACCAAGCGGATGGCCATGGGCGTAAATTGGAAATCCACCTAGAGAAGGATCTTCAGAAACTACCTCGGAATCTGAGTAGGTATGCCCGATATTTTTGTATATAAAGCCGTTGAGATCAAGGTTGCCCTTCTGAATCTGAATTACCTCATTGCGAGGAGAGTTGATATCTTTTGACTCAAAAGTAATCCTACCTAGTTTATGGGCAAAAATTTTTTGCTTCTTAGTCCTATCAAACTCCAGGATAATATGACCTGAAGAAAGAGAGGGGTTTCTTCTTTTGGACTTTATACTATCCCAGGTTGTAAGGTTCATAGTGTATATAGATCGTTATATGTATAGGTTAGCGGGCTAAAATCATTTATAGATGTAAAAGTAATTTGAGCATTAAATAATTTATATGAAACGATCCCCGAAGGAGCGGAGAACACCTGATTATCCGCATTAATTACATCCAAGTAGTTATATAGACATTTACCCAAGGCCTCAGATTCTTCACCACTAAACCCCGCACAAAGACCCTCTACATTACCTGAATCCCTGATCATGAGTTTCATATCAAAAGTATTAACTGTTTTTATAAAAGAAAACTCGTATAACTTTTTTAATACGTCTTGGTAGGATAGATCCGATCCCAGTGACAGATTTAATGGGTTGATGTATTCCTGTAATGTCTGAAGGACCTCATTTGATCTTAGATTGGTATTACCACTAATCTCCGCCGGATCATAATACACCTCAAGGACAAGGTCTATTGGAACAATCTCTGGAGGAAGTATAGAAACATTTGTGCCCAAGGTCACTCTATTTTTTATTGATTCGATAACATACTGCAGAGTGGTTTCCGAAAGAGAATTACCATTTTCATCACCCATGCAAATAACAATGTTCCCAGACAATGCCGAGGAGAGTTGATATCTTTCTTCGTAAGTTAATACCTTGACCAGTGAGGTTTCTGGGGCGAGGGTAATGACTTCGTTTTCAAAATCTAAAGCAGTAGTCAAATTTCTTCTACTTAAGACCTCAAATGCTCTCTGTTTCATTGAGTTTACAGACTCAAGATCCTTTCCACCCGCCGCCGCTTCGTTATTTCTTAAAAACTCAAGACCGACAAATGCTCTCTCGATTTTATTAATTTCTCCTTCTCCGACGTTATATACCGAACCCCACTTACTAGAGCGGCAGATCACTGTCTTAGAATCCTCTGTTTCAAATATCCTGACCTCCTCAAGCAGTTCATACTCGAGTCCATTATTAGCAAATACCTTAGTCCTTTGGGGGATGATAACCACGCGGTTGTAGCTAGGTACTTTGTAAAATGTGACATCTACTAATGCCTTAGCACCGATCCTTCTCTGAATGCCAAGTTGTCTCAGCCATTGAAGGCTAAATGCCTCGGGGAGATTATTTAGGTAATAGAGAAGTTCTGCCTGAGCAAATGCCTGGCCTTCACTAATTGCAGCCAATGGCGAAGCCGGAGTAAAATCATTCAACTCCCCTCCCGATTCCAGATTCATCCGAGTCTGAATAGCACGAACTAATGCCGCGGTATTACGGCTATCTAATTGGAGGGGGAGTATAGGTCCGTAGATGTTTGACATTAGAATGTATTGGAGAAGTTACGGGAAGACATGGGAACTCCATCTTCCTTATCTGCATTGAGGATTTTAGGCAGGGAACTGGTATCGAAGTAATCACCATTGGACATTGTTGCTGGGTCAAATGTTAAGAGATTATTAACTCTTGGGCCAATGAGACTAATTTCATAAATACGCCGTTCTCCTTGATCAAGACCAGGAATATCCCCAAGTTGCCCAAGGACTGATGCAGCATTCCAAATATCAGAATCACTAAGCACTGAAGCAATGCCAGTAGAAATGTCCCTAATAGACTCAGCTCCGGTGGGATTGAATACAGACTCCATAGAGATACCGGATGGATAACCAACATACCCATCCAAGATGGAGTCTTTGAATGAAGTTGGGACCGAGAACGGCCCATCGAAGTCTGGGTACGCAACCTCGGAGTAATATTGTTGAGGAGTTAGATACCCGGTAACGAATGAAATACCTCTAAAGTCTTTATCTAACTCTATGTTTTGATTCAGAGCGATTGTGGTATTTGCAGGAGGGGTGTCTAGTTTTATATGTGGATTATTACCAGCGATTGAGGCGATGAGTTTTATATCTTCTCCGAGGAAGGGATTGGATTGGATATTAGAAATCACCCTAGAGGTTAATTGCTCAATCTTTTGATAACCAGGAAATAAATATCCCAAAGTTGTAAATAAATAATCCTCTAATTTATTCCCATATTTAGTGGATGAATTCATCTCGCTGAATAAATCCTTGAGAAGATAAGATTTAGTTTTTTCTTGCCAATCCGCTCCCAATACCTCATCGATGTAATCGGCAAAATCTTCGTCACCACCATATTCCTCAATAAGAGAACTGGTGATAACT